CAACCTTGAGCCTAAAACATACGTTGACCCTGACGCATGGAGGAAGCTGACACCCTTAGAGTGTGAACGCTTACAGACTGTGCCAGAGGGCTACACTGCACACGTTAGCAACACGCAGCGGTATCGTATGCTGGGCAATGGATGGACAGTAGAAGTAATCAAGCACATCATGAGTGGTATCGACACCCACCAATGATTCCCTATACTAGTAACGGTAAGAACAGGAGAGAAAACAATGACTAAGTTAGAACTAAGCACAGACGAACTGTTGATGCTCAAGGATCTACTTGAGGGTGACATGAAGCAGACCTCATGGGGCGATGTGGAGTATGATGACGTTGACATAATGCAGTATTACCTTGATCGTGCCAAGGTGCTGGTCAAAGTAAGATATGAGCTAAGCACATGATCCGCATCATACTAACCAGCAAGGAGACAAACCAAGAGATATGCTATCACACTGTGCAGCGCATGGATGAAGCAGAACGTCATGCGGAAACTTACAGCCGCATGGAAGGTATCAAGGTAGAGGTGTTGCAACAGAGCAACGTGACATAATGGTAACATTGACGCAGATTAACACAACGACTAACCTATAAATGTCTAACAAAGGAGAGAGACATGACTAACACACAAAACGCTAAGATCATCACACACCTTCGTGCAACCAAGGGTCTGACCCAGCGTGAGGCTATGCTGGACTACAGCATCCAGTCATTCACTAAGCGTATCTCTGAGCTACGCAAGTCAGGCTACCGCATTGATGGCGTTAAGGGTAAGCACCCTGTGACAGGTCAGCAGTACACACGCTATGTGCTTATTGAGGAGACAGCGTAATGATAGCCAGTAAAGCAATCAAGGTTTACAAGAACACATACGTCAATCAGCATGAGGAGTTTGTATCTACAGTGTTCACACCATACGATGCCCATCGTCTACGAGCTAAACTATTTGAGGACAACAAGGTGCATCGTATAACCATGAAGAGCGTTAAGAATACTGTTCTGAAAAGCTATAGATCATGATAGGAGAGATACTAAGATCACTAGTAGGCTTGTACGTCCTAGCACCCTTTCTTTACCTAGGCTACGTCTATATAAACCCTTAAACTACAGGAGAGAGAAATGAATATCCCCAAGGCATCAGCCACACTACAAGAGATCGTAGACTTCTATGCCAAGTCACCTGCGTTTGCTAGGTTGGCAGCTACGACACAGAAGGACTACGATACTCAACTGGCTGCGGTGTGTAGCACAGTAGTGGAGGGCAAGCGCCTTGGGGCGTATCGCCATAAGAGTATCAAGGTACGTCACCTTACTCAGGCTTATGAAAGCTGGCTATCCGTTGGTGTTCGCACTGCTAACTATCGTAAGTCTGTTCTGTCTGTAGCATGGAAACATTCAATGAGACATGACGTAATGACGCACGATCCAGTGGCTCTATTAGAAACCAAGTCTGGTCAACCACGGCGTGTACTATGGAGCAGAGATCAAGTACAGACATTCCTTTCCACAGCTTATGGTGACTTCCGCTGGCGCAGCATTGGGCTGATTGTTCACATGGCTTACGATTGGGGGCAGCGTGTTGGTGATATGCGTGTTCTCCAGTGGGACAAGCTAGACTTAACTCAGTGCCGCATGGACTTAACACAGAGCAAGCGCAACGCAGAGATACACCTTCCTATCTCTAAGGGTTTGTGTGATATGCTGCGACAGCAAAAGAAAGACTTTGGGTTCCAGGACTACGTTGCGCCTCGTGTAAAGCCAAGGGCGGGGGCGTACTCACCCTACGATAAAGTAGAAATAGGTATCATTATCAATGAGGTACTCAAGGAAGCTAATCTACCTATGACACTCACAGCTATGGACTTACGGCGTACCGCTGTCACAGAGATGATGGAGGGTGGCGCAGACTTAGCAGGTATCATGCAGGTAACAGGACACAAGGAAGTTGGATCAGTAAAGCCTTACATGGTCAACACATTCAGTGGTGCATCCAAGGCACTAGCAGCGAGAGGTAAAGATGACGATGAACATTCGTAAATACTTAGACAGCCTCGACTTAAAAGAGGATGAGAGCAGACGTATGAACTGCCCATCCTGCCATAGCAGGAACACATTTACTGTCACCAAAGAGATGGGGCTAATCAAGTACAACTGCTATAAGCTAAACTGTAGCATTGGCGGGTATCATCACACTGACCTTACAGCAGCAGAGATAAAAATCCTCATGGCTAAACAAGAGAAGCCTATGCAGATGGAGCCTGAGACTATGGAGATACCTGAATATGTGGTACAGCCTACAGCAGAGCATGATAAGTTTCACAGGTTCACTAAACGCTGGGGTATCGTAGATAGACGCCTACTCTATGATGTTAAGGATGAACGTGTTGTATTCCCGATACACTACAAAGGGCGCATCATTGATGCTAATGGACGTGCAGTGGGCGATAAGCTGCCTAAGTGGTATCGCTATACAGGTAAGGCAGACTACTACACTGTAGGGACGGGTTCAACACTTCTAGTATTAGAGGATTGTGTGTCAGCTATGGTTGCTTATCAGGAGTTTCCTAACGTGACAGCCATGGCTATCCTAGGCACAGCCCTTACGTCTGCACACATGGATAAAATAAGCCAGTATGACAATGTTATTGTAGCACTAGATCCTGATGCTGCACACAAGACTTTGCAGTTTAGTAGAGAGATAGCACTATGGACCAATGCAAATTGTTTAGCCTTTAGACTTGACGATGACATCAAATATAGGCTAACTGATGACCTAGAACGATTAAAGGAATTACTATCATGAACGATCTTAAAGATTTCCTTAAAGAGATGGGCCTAGAGAGTGTCCACCCTAAGCCAAGCGCAGAGAAGCCTGACTATATGCAGCCAGGATATTATGTAGATCCACGAAACAAGTACGGTGAGGTTCCATTTTAATGATTAGTGAGAACCAACTAGAACTGTTTGAAAAGGTTGTAGAGCATTACGAAGATGGACTTGAGTGTAATAACTGTGGTGTAGTACAACCTGTTGAGAAATTTCAGCACATGGTATCAGGTGAGATAAAAAGAAAGTGCCGCACTTGTGCTAGGGAGCAATCCAATCTGGTTAAATATTTAAAGAAGTTGCACCCGTATCCTGACGACAGTTACACTTGTCCCATATGTGATCGCAGCATTGATCAGATAGGAAAGAAGGGACAGAAGAGATTACAGAATTGGGTACTTGATCACTGCCACGATACAGAAACGTATAGAGGTTGGCTGTGTCATCATTGCAATACAGGACTGGGTGCATTCAAAGATGACATCAATAGAATTAGAAATGCCGTAGCGTACCTACAAAAACATGAGGAGATAGCACATGATTGAAGCAACTTACATTACCCACATGGGTAGTGACTTGACCGTAGCTAACGCTGCACGAGTGTCATTTGGTAAGAAATCTGAGATGGAAGACGATCCTTGGGGGCCACCAAAGCTCAAGGCTAAGGATGATAAGCTCATTCGCTACCTAGCCAAGCACAAGCACATCAGTCCATTCGGACATTGCTTCGCAAGCTTCCACGTCAAGGCTCCAATCTTTGTAGCACGGCAGCTAGTCAAGCATAAGTTCTTGAGATGGAACGAGATTTCTAGGCGCTACGTGGATGATGAGCCAGAGTTTTATGTACCTGACGTGTGGCGAGGGCGCAGTGCTGACAAGAAGCAAGGTAGTGATGGTGTCGTTGATGTAGGTGACTGGGGTGATACTAACTGGGCATGTCTCAAAGCCTACAAAGATCTTCTTGAGCATGGTGTAGCACCAGAGCAAGCCCGTATGGTACTGCCACAGTCTACTATGACTGAGTGGTACTGGTCAGGTAGCTTAGATGCCTTCGCTGATATGTGTAACCTACGCTGCAAGCGTGACACACAGGCAGAGACACGAGAGGTAGCTGCCCAGATAGACCATAAGATGATTGAGCTATTCCCTGTGTCATGGGATGCACTAACGGAGGATGAAGATGACTAAACTGTATGACTTAGAGCAAATGATAATGGACTGCTGGCATGTATGCGATGACCTACAGGTAGTGTTCAAACAGATAGGTGACGGTGAACGTGAGCCTACACAAGACGAACTGATGAACGCCCTGCTTGGTATGCAGCAAGTGTACCAGTGGAAGTTTGAGCAGTTGTTCAACAAGTATGAGGATGTACTCCGTGACAGACAATGAGTGGCCTTTAGAGGCAGACTTTAGTGACATAAGACCTATGACACCAGAGGAACGTAAGGCATCCCAAGAACGTGATGAAAAGAATAAGTGGCGCAAGTGTGTCAGCTGTGGTAATGCAAGCAAGGACACATGGTGTGGCTTCTGTCTGGAGGAAGAATGATTCGTAGTGAATGGAAACGTTTGATGAAAGAGAACCAGGACTTTAAGGAGAGTGTATTGGCTGAGCATAATAGAATAGAACCGCCTGTTACGGCAGCGGATAATGTCAACAACCCAGCGCACTATGGTAAGGGTAGCATTGAGTGCATTGACTACATTGAAGACTTCCTCACCACAGAGGAATACATAGGCTACCTGCGTGGTAACATAGCTAAGTACCTACACCGCTGGCGTTACAAGAACAAACAAGAGGATCTACTCAAGTCACAGTGGTACTTGGATCGTCTGATAAAGCTAGATGGAAAGGATAAGACATGATACCTATAGGTCAATTACGTTTGTTACTAACCAAGGCAGGGCTTGAGTATGTCATCACCCGTGTGGAAGGTAACGTAGCTCACGTTAACATTCTTGTAGCGGAGCAACCTGATGTACACAGTTGAGTTTGAATCAGACGCTGCTGTAATCACAACCCTAGACCAGGATGACATGCACGAGGATGTGGAAGTCATCTTAGGTGATGATGGTGATGTATATATCCGACAGTTTGAACCAGACATGGACTGTTACCAGATGGTTATCATGAGCCATCAGCAACTCATTGATATTATGGCAGCATACAACAGTAAAGAAGGGGCTTTCTACATATCATTTGAGAGGCCACAAGTATGAATGAACTAGGACAAGGGTTTTTCGCTGGCGTATTCGCAATGTATGTGTTAGCCCTACCCTTACTATACCATATGGTAGAGCCAGAGGATGAGGAGATGGATAACTCTGGCCCTATCAAGTTTGCTTTCCTGTGGCCTTTGATTGCACTGGAAGTATTATATCGTATCTTTGTAGGAGAGAAAGACAATGATGGAACTGGCACTAATTAAGACGTTACTTAACCGTGACTTCTATGAACAACACAAGGGCATTCGCTGCCCTGATAAGATCTTCACTAAGGATGTACGCAAGATCAAGCAGGCACTAGATGCTGCTATGCGTAAATATGAGGGTGATCTAAACACGTCAGACCTAGAGGCTTTGTTCTACTCACAGAACCAGACGATGACAACCGCTACTAAAACTGCCTATGAAGATCTCTTTCGCAAGATAAATAAAGAAGACACTATCAAAGAGGATATCGCTACAGACGTACTTGGCAGTATGTTTCAGCAGTATGTAGGTGAGCAGGTAGCCAACCTAGGCTTTGACTTCGTTAACGGCACACAGACCAGCCTAGAGCCTCTCAGACGTATGCTTGAGAACTACAAGGATGACTTCACCCCCAACCTTCGTATTGAGTGGGAAGACATCAGCATCGACACACTACTCAAGGCAAACGATCTACAGACACAATGGAAGTTTAATATCCCTAGCCTACGCCGCAAGGTAGAGGGTGTCAGTGGTGGTCACTTACTGTTGGTAGGCGCACGTCCTAACACAGGTAAGACATCCTTCCATGCTTCTCTCATTGCTGGACCTGAGGGTTGGGCGCACCAAGGCGCTAAGTGTGTTGTGCTATGTAATGAGGAAGCGTATGAGCGTGTAGGAGCACGTTACTTGAGTGCCGCCTCTAACATGTCCATGGATGAGGTTAAGGCTAACGTAGCCCTTGCTCGTAGCCGCTATGAACCTGTCAGGAAGAACATTCGCATCAAGGACAGCACCAACAAGGATATGCAGTGGGTTGAGTCTCTGGTTAAGCAAGAGCGTCCCGACATACTGATCCTGGATATGGGTGATAAGTTTGCCAGTAAGACTAGCGATAAGTCCGATGTGTACCTAAAAGATGCGGCTATCTATGCTCGTAACATTGCCAAGCAATACAACTGTTGTGTTGTATGGATGTCACAGCTGAGTGCTGTAGCAGAGGGTAAGGTATATGTAGACCAATCCATGATGGAAGGCAGTAAGACAGGTAAAGCAGCAGAGGCAGACCTTATGGTTCTGATCTCTAAGAACCCCATTGTTGAGGGTGCTGATGAAGAAGATACACAACGGCACTTGAATATAGCTAAGAATAAGCTTAAGGGTGGTTGGCACGGTGTAGTACACTGTGAGTTAGACGGGGCGAGATCACTATATCAAGCCTAGAGGAGAGAGAGATGAGACTTGTACTAGACGTTGAGAACACAACAAACAGGCGTAGGGATAAGCTACACCTAGACCCATATGAGGAGGGTAACTTCCTTGTGCAAGTCGGTATGCAGAACGCAGATAATCACGAAGAGTTACATATTGTAACATTAGATCACGTTGAGAAGAAAGACACTAGTGGTGCTGGGCGTAAGCTAATTCAACAAATCTTAGACATGACTACTCTTCTCATCATGCACAATGCGCAGCACGATCTGATGTGGCTATGGGAATGTGGCTTTAAGTATGACGGGCCTATCTATGACACCATGCTTGCAGAGTATATTCTACTGCGTGGTCAGAAGGAGCCGTTAAGCTTAGAAGCATGTGCAGAGAGACGCAACCTTAACGCTCAGAAGGATGACACCCTTAAGCGTTACTTTAAGGAAGGGTATAATACAAATGAGATTCCTCTCAGTGAGCTTTGCTTTTATCTTAGGTGCGATCTCGACACAACTCGTGAGTTGTTCCACAGCATTGAGGCAGACTACGGTGAACCCGATTCAGCCAGTCTACACACCGTTAGAGACGTTACCTTCAGAACCTGTCAAACCCTTACCCGAATGTACATGTCAGGAATCAGGGTGGATCGTACAGCCTTAGATGATGTACGCTTACAGTTTGAACGTGAGAAGGCAGACATTGAGGATCGGCTACAGCATAAGGTGCGTGAGATAATGGGTGACACACCTATCAATCTTAACTCACCAGAGCAGATGTCTCAGGTGGTCTTCTCTCGTAAGGTTAACAACAAGAAAGAGTGGGCTGACTTGTTTGAGCATGTGCGTGACAAGAAGGAGTTTAAGCAGGCTGTAGAAGCTAACAGTACTATCATAAAACGTACAAAAGCTTTTACCTGTCCTACATGTGAGGGTACAGGTAAGACTTACAAGATCAAAAAGGATGGCACTAAGTTTGCTAAACCTAACAAGTGTAAGGACTGTGATGCTCGTGGCTACGGCTTGAAAGAGCTTAATCATATAGCTGGTCTAGGCTTTGGTGCGCCAAGCAAGAAGTGGGTAAGTGCTAACGGGTTTAGTACAGGGAAGGATAACTTAGATGTACTTGTGGGAACTGCTAAAACGAACAATATGGATGCTGCTGTTGAGTTTCTTACTGACCTTAAGCGTCTTTCTGCTGTTAGTAGCTACCTCTCTAGTTTTGTGGAAGGTATCGACACCTTCACCAAGTCAGACGGATTCCTGCATGTGGGACTCACTCAGCATATTACCAGTACAGGTAGATTTTCTGGAAGAAACCCCAACATGCAAAACATGCCAAGAGGCGGGACGTTTCCCGTAAAGAAAGTGTTTGTGTCTCGCTGGGATGGCGGCTACATCTGTGAGGCTGACTTTGCTCAACTTGAATTTAGAACGGCTGCATACTTGGCTCAGGATGAAGTTGCTATGGAAGAGATCAACACGGGCTTTGACGTACACAGCTATACTGCACAGGTTATCTCTGATGCAGGACAGCCTACGTCACGTCAGGAAGCCAAGGCTCATACCTTTGCACCTCTCTTTGGTGCTACAGGTTATGGCAGATCTAAGGCAGAGGAAGCCTACTACATCCACTTCAATGAGAAGTATCAGGGTGTAGCTAACTGGCACAAGAACTTAGCTGATGAAGCTGTACGGTTTAACAAGATTACTAATGTGTCAGGGCGGCAGTACGCATTCCCTGATGTTAAGCGCAACGCTCGTGGTGGTGTATCACACTTCACCATGATTAAGAACTATCCAGTGCAGGGTTTTGCTACTGGTGATGTTGTTCCTGTTGTGCTAATTGAACTGGAGGAGCGGTTGAAGGGGCTACAATCTTGCTTAGTGAATACTGTTCACGACTCAACGGTTATAGACATTCACCCAGAGGAGAAGGAGACAGTGTTAAGTATTATAGAAGACATGAATGAGGGCTTGACAGACTTAATTGAGAAAGCCTATAACGTAAAAATGAATGTGCCTCTATTATTAGAATCTAAAATCGGGCCGAATTGGCTTGACGTAAGAGACGTATGAGGTATAACTAAGACTCTTTTTGACTGTAGTAAAGGATATACAGATGAGTACAGAACTAGCAACAACAGGTTGGGTAGACCCATTAGCAGAGCTAATAGGTGAACCTAGACCACAGACACAATCACGATCTTCTCTGGCTCGTGTTAACGTGTTGAGTACAGCCATTAAAGGCGAGAAAGAATTTGGTGGTGAGAAGATCAAGACAGACGTTGTACCTGTTGGGTCTTACAAGATCACACTTGGTGATAATGTCTTCTATGCAAAAAGCGTAGAGGTTCGTATAATCACGCATCGCTTTCAGTTTCAGCGGTGGAATGCTTCATCTAATGAGATGGAGAAGTCCGTTATGAGTCGTTCTACTTACAGCGACTTAAAGGATAGCACTGGTGGCTTTAACTTAGGCCGTCCCTCTGGTTACATTCAGGATTGGAACGCACTACCTGAAGCTACTAAGGAGATTATTCGCTCAGCTAAACGTGTGAAGATCTTCATGGGTACACTTACAGTTAAAGCTCCTCTTGATGATGCAGGACAACCTACTGCTGGTGAGTATGTTGATATCCCATTCGTTATGGATGTTAAAAATAACGATAGCCTCAAGAGCCTTGCAGCTACTGAAAAAGCTATTGAGCGCAAGAACGTCAAAACTCACATGGCTAAGGTTATCCTTAGTGGTGCAGAGGCTTCTATTCCTACAGGTGCTATCTATGGCTACATTACTTCTTCTGTAGGAGAGATTGTACAGGAGTCAGACGAAGACACTGCAGCTATGAGGAAAGTAGCTTCAGACTTCTTGGATTATGTCAGCTACTCAAATGGTAAGATCATGGATCTACACATTGAGCGTTCCAATACAAGTATGAGCAAGGAAGATGCAGCACTTGTAGGTTCTATTATTGATGTAGAAGAGGCACCATACTAATGACTCATCCTGCAGAGATAGCTGTTTTCTCTTTCTTGCAGAAGGCTATGGCTGGTGAGACTACTATGACAGAGGAGGTGGCTAAACAAGTCGCCTCCGATGTTGAGGCTGCTTTGTATAAGCAATTCTCAGGTGGTCCTCGTGATGATTTTCGCTTACGGATGTCTAATATCGGTAGGCCTAAGTGTCAGCTATGGTTTGACAAGAATGACCCAGAAGACAAGACACCTTTCCCTCCACACTTCCTGATGAACATGATCCTTGGCGATATAGTTGAGGCTGTGTTTAAGGGTATCCTACGTTCAGCAGGCATAGAGTTTGAGGATAACAAGCGTGTTACTCTCAAGCTACCTCATGGTCAGGAGATCAAGGGTGAGTATGACATGGAGATGGATGGGCGCATTGACGATGTTAAGTCTGCCTCGCCTTGGTCCTATGATAACAAGTTTGCATCCTTTGGTTCACTCGCCTACAAGGATGGCTTTGGCTATGTAGCACAGCTTGTGGGCTACGCAGAGGCCGCTGGAAAGGATGTAGGTGGCTGGTGGGTAGTCAACAAAGCAAATGGTCAATTCAAGTATGTGGACGCCTCTGAGGATGTAGACAAGGAGGCAGTTCTAGCCGACATTCAAGCTACCGTAGACTACATTGATAACGATGAACCGTTTGAGCGTTGCTTTGAGCCTGTAGAGGAATCCTTCTACCGTAAGAAGACAGGCAACTGGGTGCTACCTGATGACTGTAAATTCTGTAGCTTTAAACATAAGTGTCATGACAACTTTGAGACACGCCCAAGCATCCCAAGTAAATCCAAAAACCCGCAACTTGTGGACTACACTTACATTGCACCTGAGTATGTAGATGCCTAGAAAGCATAACTCTCGCACATATCGCAGTGGCCTTGAAGTTGAGGCCGCTGCATACCTCAAGGATAGGCAGAAGATTGTAGCCTATGAAAAGCTAAAGATAGAGTGGGAGGATCTAAAGTATCGTACATACACACCC